GCGCTCATTCGCGGCCCTCCGGGTAAAGGTCTGCGAAAACCTCGCGGATCTCGCGGAACAGCGCGGAGCCTGCGAGTTCGGGTTCGATGGCATCGGCGATCTGCGCGGCGGTCACCGCATCCTCGCCCGTTTCGTTCATCGCGGTCAAACGCATTCGGTTGCGGATGAACTTCGCCTCCGCGCGGGTCAGTCGGATCGTGAGCATGGTGTCTCCTACTTCTGAAGTCGCGCTCGCTCGGCCTTCGGCAACGCGCTGAGGGCTTCATCGAACGCCATCCAATCCCCTGTAGTCCGGGCGTTCATCGCCGCCCGTATCACTGCACGCATAGCATCGGCTCGACCGACCCTCGGACTTGAGAACAATCCGGGCGAATCGGCAAGAATGTAGATCGCGGCCTGATTCCCGCTGCGCGTGCGCCGTCGCTTGTCGGTGCGGACAATGAACCCCTTTGCTTCCAGTTCCGTGAACCGGGGCGAAGCGGTCTGGTGCGTGAGGCCAAGGATTGCAATCGCCTCGTCGCAAGTCGCGCCGTGCATCCCGCTGCTGCGAACGAGGTCGAGGACGCGCTGTGCGAGTTCACCGATGGACGGCGTAATCGCGTCGAACGCGAGGAGGCTCTCGTGGCGGTAGGTCATGGCTCCTCCCTTCTGAACGGATCAGGCTCCGGCTCCGGCTCGGGTTCAGGCAGGCCGTACGGCTCCGGCGACTTGGGGCGCGGCAGATCATCCTCGGGCATCAACCAAAGCAGGCTCATCGGGCGATCTCCTTGTCGTATCCGTAGACCGAGAGGGCGGCACCGATCTTCTGAAGCGCACTTGCGTGCAGGTACTTGACCTGCTCGTAGGTCATTCCCAACGCCTCCGCGCACTCCTCGAGCGTGAGGAGCGGGGCATCGGGTTGCAACCGCATCTGGTGCGGCTGCTTATCTTTGTCGCTCACCCACCGTTCAACGAGGCGCATCCACTATCTCCAGTCGAAGATCGCTGCACAGTTTCACGAAGGTCTGCACGGCTGCGTCGTAGGCGTCTGCCGCATCCGAGACGCACTGCTCGGCGATGTGCAGCGACATTTGGAACTCGCCGCGCTCGACCTGTTCTAGACGCAGTTCCTCCGCATTGAGGCGGTAGAGCGCGGCACCAACGCCGAACGCCGCCGTGAGCTGCGCCGGGGACATCCCTGCCCTCTTGCAGAGCATTCCGGCGAGGAACTCCGGATCGAGGTCGCCTTCCAAGTGCTGCGCGATGGTGCGATTCACGCTGCACCTCCTTCATCATCAGCAACTTCGCTGAACCAATCCGAAGGTGCAGTCAGAACGAACGGATTCCCGTTGCGCGTCATTCGACTGGGGATCTCGATTTCTCCGTCGAGTTCCAACTTCGTCAAGCCACATTCTGCGGCGCGACCCGTCGAACGGGAAACGATGTCAAGCACTCGTTCGTCTGAAAGGTTCGCGTCGAGACCGCATACCGTTCGCATCGTCTGCGCGAGAGCGATGATTCCGCGATTGTTCAAGATGCGATTCACGCTGCACCTCCCTTCGCGGCAAGGCGAGCTTGATACGCCGCTTCGATTTCGGCGTTCGTGATGATCTTGCCGCCGTACTTGGCGACGAGAGACTGCGCCTCGGCGAGCGTGCAGCCCGTGCGCGACTGCGACATGAACTGGCCGCGCCAGTTGTAGGTGCGCTCGCCGGGGCCGCGCATGGCATCTGCAAGGCTGCGGAAGGTGTCGAGAACGGCTTCGCTGTGAAGGTCGGTCATTGGTGTCTCCTCGGCCAGTCCGGGCCGCGCGGTGTCCCCGCCCCGGGGACGCTTGCATGGTACCGCCTCATCGGCCCCCGTCAAGCCCACACTAGAAGATTTCCTAAAGATTTCTTTGGGCGAGGCAGACTATCTATAGTCGCCGCCCTCCCGGCCCCTTTCCGAAATCTTTCAGAAATGTTTGGGGAATGGGTTGACAGCCTGCCGATATCGGGTACAGTTCACCCGTCAGCCGGGGCGGCTGGCGAGACACCCAAACGCGGCAACGCCGCAGGAGACACACATGAAACTGGAATACAAGACCCTCACCTTCCGCTTGGCAGGGCTAGATGCGAAGTGGTCAAAGACAAGCAAGGGCGCGCCGATCATCGTCGCAAAGGTTCTTGGAGGTCGCTGGTACGCCATCACGGCCGGAATGTGGAAGGAGATTCAGCGGAGCGGAAAGGTGCGCGACACCTTCTTGAACTACACCGCGCTGGGATCATTCTTCAGCATCCCAATCTGAAGATGCGCGGCTCGCCGCCCCTCCGGGGGCGGCCTGCCCTGCACCCTTAGCGCAGGAGAAACGAGACACCATGAGCAAGACCGAGACACTCGCGACCGCCCTGCTGGCGGCGCAACGCGCTCTCCCGAGCGTCGGCAAGGACAGCCAGTTCAAGGCGGGCAGCTATGGATACGCCTACACGAGCAGCGAAACGATGATCGCGGCCTGTCGGGAAGTCCTGCACGGTGCGGGCCTGACCCTCCGGCGGGCGGGTTGGAAGTTCGACGGAACGCCCGAGGGCGGCGGCTTGGTCACGAGCCAGTTCATCCTCACGCACGCAGGCACGGGCGAGAGCGTCGCGGACGAGGTGGCATGGGTTGCCGTCCCGCGCGGGCAGCAGCCCATCGACAAGGCGGTGGCGGGTGCGCTGACCGCGAGCTTGGGGTACTACCTCCGCGATCTGCTGCTCGTCCCCCGCGAGGACGAGAACGAGATGGACAAGCGGGACGATTCGGCGTATCAGCCGAAGCGGGCGGCCCCGGCCCCAACCCGGAGCAATTCCGCTACACCTACGCGAACCGATGGCGGAAACGCTCCGGCCCGTCAGGCCGCGCAGGATGCCCCACAGGCCGCTCCGGCGGCTCGGACGGCTCCGACCCCGGCCCCGGCACCGGAACGCGCCCCAGCCGCTCCTAGCGCGTTTGGCGAGGTCATGGCATCCCGGCCCGCCAAGGACTGCTCGTGGCGGCAGGGGTTGACGGTGCAGAAGGTCGGACAGGGCAAGCCCACGGCGAAGGGGGGCCAGCGGTGGCCGATCCTGTTCGGCACGGGCAACGGCGGCGAGCAATGGGCCTCCTGCTTCGACCAGACCTTGATGCAGGCCGCGCAGGACGCGATGGGCGGCGAGACCGTCGAGGCGTTCATCCAAGAAGGCCAGTACGGCTGGACGCTGTACGGCCTGCGGATGGCGGTACAATCCGCGCAGCCCGAGGCGGCGACCGTTCCGCCCGAGGACGAGATCCCGTTCTGAACCCCCGGAAGGCCGGGGAGGTTGACGCAAGTCCCTCCCCGGCTATCGCACCCCTAATCAAAGAAACACAATGATAAATATCACAAGCGCAGACATTGAAAAAGCAAACGAACAAATCAAGAGAGGTCATGTCGTGCAGTACAGGTATGACGGTTCGGCTGGTGCTGTCAGCGAAAGACTGAATGTGGAGCATCTAGTTCAAACGATTAGAAGTGCGGTGGACGCGCAACTGGCGCACATCGAGAGCAGGCTCCGTAAAAAGAACGCATTTGAGGGAGCAAAGACCACGGTGTTCCGAGAGTTTGCGGTACTTATTCGCGAAACCGTACATCTTGATCCGATGATTCGGCAGGCGATCAAAGATGAGTGTGCTGCTGCGTTGCAGGATGCGAAGAATGCAAAGAAGCGAGCCGAGTGGGCGGAAGCCGAATACAACCGTTTCTTTGACGAACTGAAACGGGAACGAGATGCAGAGCCGGAGATTCGGCGTTTGCAACACTTTGTAGAGATTCTGACAACCGTGATTCCGCTTCCGAATGATTCCCGAGGCCATCACGGCGGATTGGCCCATGTGCAGGCACTTCGATCACGCGGATTGGCTCTAGCGGCATTCAATGGCTTGAAGGTATTGGGTGGGCCGGGGAAACGCGAGGAACCACAGGTTCAAACACCCATTCCAAGTGACGATCTTCCACTCTGAATACCCACACGAAAGGACATCAACATGGGAACGATTCAGCGACTCTACGAAGCGTCGGGCGCGGCCCGCGAACTCGAAGCGATGCTCCTCGACAGCGAGGGCGAATTGACCGAGGCGATGGACGGCCACTTCGACATCCTCGCACGCCAAGCCGAGAGCCTGCCCGCCTGCGTTGACGAGGTGCTTTCCCTCGTGCGCGAGATCGAAGTGCGTGCGGAGGCTCGCAAGGCCGAGGCCGAGCGGCTGCGCCAGCGGGCGAAGCGCGACGAGGCCGTAGCGGCGTGGATGAAGGCGCAAGTGCTGCGCGTCATGCAGGCCGAGGGACTCAAGACGATGGAAACGCCGCGATGGCGGGCGACGGCGGCGATGCCGGGAGGAAAGGCCGCGCTAGAGATCGTGGGCGATGTGCCGCCGGAGTTCACGCGCGAGGAGATTCGGATCACGCCGGACAAGGACGCGATCCGCGATGCCATCGAAGGCGGCAGTACGCTTCCCTTCGCGCGACTGGTTCCGAAGCAACCCTACCTCAAGGTCTCCTGATGTACGCACCCAGTATCGTCGTTCCCGCCGTCGAGGCCGCGCTGAAGGCGCGAGGCTTTGAATTCCCGCAACCCGGTTCCGGCATCGGGAAGGAAGCCGTCGCGGCGCGCAGGCTCGCATATGACGCGCTCCACACCTACACGAACGCCACGCCGTCAGGCATCGCGAAGCTGATCGGCTGCACAGCACCGACCGCGCTCACGATGCAGCAGGCGGCGCATTCGTTCTACCGCTCGCCCAAGGATCGGCAAGCGTGGCTGGACGATGTGAAGGCGCAGATCGACAAGGGGACGGAACGCATCCAGTCCTTGGAGGACGGGTCATGCGCTACTTGAGCGTGTGCAGCGGAATCGAAGCTGCAACAGTCGCGTGGCATCCACTCGGGTGGACGCCAGTCGCGTTCAGTGAGATCGAACCGTTCCCGAGCGCGGTTCTCGCGCATCACTATCCGACCGTCCCGAACTACGGCGACATGACCAAATTCGAGGAGTGGCCTCTTGAACCAGAAACAGTTGACCTTCTCGTGGGCGGAACACCCTGCCAGTCCTTCTCCGTTGCCGGACTCCGCAAAGGAATCAGCGATCCGCGCGGAGGACTCATGCTTACCTATCTTGAGATCGCTCGGCGTTTACGGCCTCGATGGATTGTCTGGGAAAATGTTCCCGGTGTCCTGTCAAGCAACGGAGGACGGGATTTTGGCTCCTTCTTGGGGGCGCTTTCTGAACTCCGGTACGGGTGGGCCTACCGGGTCATTGACGCTCAATACTGCCGAGTGGACAGACGATGGCCCAAGGCCGTCCCGCAACGCAGGCGACGGGTCTTCGTCGTTGGTTGCGACCTTGAGCGAAATCCTCGAGGTCGGGAATGTGCCGCCGAGGTTCTCGCTCTCGGAACGGGCCTGCGGTCGCATCTTGCGGAGAGCGGAAAGGCGCGGGAAGCAGCTCCCGCCGATGCTGAAGCAGGCGCTGGAGCAGGCTGCTGGCCAGCAACAGTCGCAAGTACCCTTACCCACGATTTCGGAGACAAGCTCGGACAAAATAATCAACACGCCTTGAATGGCGCGGCGCTGTTTGTCCGAAATGTCGTTGGCGCGTTGACGGCAAAAGGCCCGACTGCGATGGGCGCACCGGAGGTTGACGCGCAGCATTATGTTGCATCAAGGGCAATCTGGTGGGACGGCAGCGACTGCGCCGGAACCCTGACGAAGCAGAACGCCAACGACGCGCAGCGAATGCCTGACAAGGACAATTTTGGCGCGGTGTTGCAGCCCGTTCCATACGACCTGTTCCAAATCACCGCTCCCGTCAATCGCCAGAACCGAAGGCCGGGTGACCCGTGCCATACCTTGGCTAGGGACAACGCGGCGCACGCGGCGGTGGCGTTCTCAAGCAACATGAGTGAGCCGGATTGTCAGACTGATGGCACTACGCCAACGGTCAAGGTCGGCAGCGGCCTCGGCATTCCGTCGCCGCCAGCGGTGGCGCACGCCGTTGCACCAACAATCACGGCCGCAAACGATCCGAGCAGAAGTCCACAGAGCAGCGAGGTGACGCAACAGGTCGCCGCCGTCCATGCAGCCAGTATGACCGTCCGGCGGCTCACGCCGCGAGAGTGTGAGAGACTCCAGGCGTTCCCGGATGACTACACCGAGATCCCGTGGCGCGGAAAGCCCGCAGACCAATGCCCAGACGGGCCGCGATACAAGGCGCTCGGGAACAGCATGGCTTGCAACTGCATGGCGTGGATCGGCGAGCGAATTCAGGCCGTGGAAACCGAACGCTTGCAATCCCTAGAGAATCAGGGATGATGCAAAGCGAAACGGCCCGCCGGGGTAGGCGAGCCGCTTCTAACCGTAACCGCGCCGAGTACAGGCGCAGGAGGCTTTGAGTGAGTGTAACGAATGCAACGGATGCGACGGCCAAAGGTCGCGCTCCTTGGATGCCGTTTTGGGGGACGGACTTCATGGCATCGACGCTCGGATGGAGCGCAAGCGAGCGCGGCGCGTACATGATTCTCCTATGGGCCGCTTGGGAAGGCGATGGTTTGCCAAGCGATCCCGAGCGCCTGTTCCGACTCGACCCGGACATCCGGCCAGCGTGGCACTTGCTGGAGGACAAGTTCCACGTGTATGGCGATGGAAAGCGCCGGAACGCCCGTCAAGAGCGCGAGCGCGACGAGATGCGCCAGTCGGGAAAGCGCAACGCGGATCGTGCGCGCAAGGCCGCAGCAGCACGGTGGGATGCTCCGAGCAATGCTCCAAGCAATGCTCCAGCCATGCTTGAACGATGCCAAACACAAACACAAACACAATCACAATCACTATCAGAGACACAAACCCAAAGAGATACGCTCAACGGCTCCGCCGTCGAGCCTGTTTCATCTCTGAATGAATTGAGGCCGAACAGGCGAGCCACGATCCCGCAGGCCGCGCTCGACGCGCTGTGGCAGAGGTTCCCGCGCAAGGTCGGCAGGAAGAAGGCCATGACGCTGCTCGACAAGGCCGTGCGCGAGGTCATGGAGGACTTCGAGCATGACGAGCCGCACGATGCCCTGATCTGGATGGAGGAGCGGATCGACGCGCTCGCGAAGCAGCACAAGCTGACCGACCCGAAGTTCATCCCGCACCCGGCGACTTGGCTCCAGCAGGGTCGCTACCTTGACCCCGTGGAGACACCATGAGAGCCGAAACCGCAGCCACGATCCTTGAGTACTTCGGCGGCTCCTCGTGGGCCAAGCCGGATTCCAAACGGCACGCCGAGGCCGCGAGGGTGCTGGAAGGCTTCAGCCACGAGGACATCGTGCAAGCCTGCAAGAGCCTGCGAGCGAGCCTAGCCCGGACGCATTGCAAGGCCGAGGAACTGGTCGGCGAGATCAAGCGCAACCAGCGCAAGTCGGTGGTTCACGCTCGGGCCATGCAGGAAGGGATCGACCCCCACGAGGTCGAGCGCGACGCGAAGCAGATGCGGAACACGCTCCTGCTCGCACCGCGCGAGGAAATCGCAAAGGCCGTAGCCCGGTGCAGGAAGTGCGCTGCGCTGGATGGATCGCCCTTGCCAGCCGATGTAGCGGCGTGGTCGAGGTTTCAGATTGGCATGGTTCACGCAGCACTTGAAGCCAACATGGAGGCGGCACGATGAGCGAACAAACGCAGGAGGAGTACGGGGACAATGGCATTCGACTGTCTGCGGCAGAATTGTTCAAGCGTTGGAAGCGTGCTGTGGAACACGGCGAGGACAACTTGAAAATCGGAATGACATGGATGGACGAAGCTTCGCGGCTCGCTCGGCGCAACACGCTGCTCGTCGCGGAGATCGAAGCGCTGCGCGAGGAGCGAGACGAATTGAGGCGCAGGTTGTGTTCGTATGAAGGTGCGTGGAGAAGGGTCAACAATCCGTTGGATGAAGCCCACCTACACGACAGACCGGACAAGATTGCAAAGGAATGGGGCTGGGACTGCTTCAAGGAGAAGGTATGAATGACCGCGACCTTGTGACCCGTCTCGAATCGCTGTGGCAGGCGTATGGCTACGGCATCGCGCTCGAGGCCGCTGCGGAGATCAAGTGGCTCCGAGCGGAACTGGCGAAGCATGACGGCAATGCCGATACAATGAGTGACGCAAACCCCGAGGAGTGAGGGACTAGGGAGCCTTGCGCCATGACCCTGCCACACGAACGATTCCGAGCCATCGCCAAAACCCGGCACTTCCTCGCGGCACTTGTTGACCCCAAGCGCACGCCGGGGGTGCCGGGTGAACTCCGGGCCGAGGCGCGGCGACTCCTGAAGCACTACCCCACGCAATACGATCTAGACGAAGCACGCGCGGGCCTCAAGCTCGCGGCACAGGTGTTCGCCGCCGTCGAGCCGTTGCCGAGGCGCAAGTTCAGACCACGAGACGAAGAGCAGTAGGCGAGGAGGTTCACGATGGGACAGGAGCCACGGACGGCCCGATCCCTTCCACCGGATGACGGCGACGGCCACAATGCACGCATGGCCGAGGCTCTTACCGTGGTCGTGTCGATCCCGAGCCGGACGCTTTCGCCCAACGCAAGGCCCGCGCATTGGGCGGTGAAGTTCAAGGCCACGAAGAAGGCTCGGGTTGAGGCGTGGGCTGCGGCACAGGTCGCCATGTACGAGGCCAATGTCAAGGGCGGGTGGAAGGACGCGACCTGTTCCGTCGTGTGGCACGCTCGCACGAACCGCCGCCGCGACAAGGACAACTGTCTGGCGAGCCTCAAGGCCGTGTTCGACGGTCTCGTGGATGCGGGCCTGCTCCGCGATGACAACGCCCTGACGCACCTGCCGCTCGTGATACTCGTGGATGCGAAGAACCCGCGCGTCGAACTCCTGCTGAACGAGGTGTGCTGATGACCCGACGCTGCGACAAGGAACGCATCCGCGAGCAACTGAAGGATCACTACTGGCGCGACGGCATCACGCCGGGCACGAAGTGGACGGTCGAGAAGTTGAGCCGCAACATCCACCGGGTGACGATGCTGTGCGACACGCCGCACGGGTTCGAGTGGTGGGCCTTGATCGACTCCGACCGTCACCACGACAACGCGCACACGGATCAGGACATGGAAGCGCGGCACATGAAGGAGGTCGTGAAGCGCAAGGGTGGCGTTATCTCGTGCGGCGACTTCCACTGTGTATGCCAAGGAAAGTGGGATGTACGGGCCGACCGCTCGGCCATGCGACCCGAGTACCAATGCGGCGACTACCTCGACGCAATCGTGCGCGAGGCCGTCAAGTTCTTCAGCCCGTGGCAGGATCGGTTCGTGGTCATCGGCAGGGGAAACCACGAGACAAGCGTGACCAAGCGGCACGAGGTTGACCTGACCGAGCGCACTTGCGCCGGGTTGAGCGCGGCGGGCCCGGCACCCGTCTACTCCGGCGGCTACGGCGGGTGGGTGCTGTTCCGGCTCGTCTCGAGGAACGGCGGCACCTTCTCGTTCAAGATGCGCTACTTCCACGGCGCGGGCGGCGGCGCGATGATGACGCACGGCGTGCTGGACACCCGGCGACACGCCAGCCTTTATCCCGACGCGGACATCGTCGTGACCGGACACTCGCACCACCATTGGGTCGTGCCGCTCGCACGCGAGCGCGTGCGCCAGTTCATGGGACTTGCCGAGGTCGTGCTTGACGAGCAGATCCACTGCCGAGTGGGAACCTACAAGGACGAACACGGCGACGGCTTCGGCGGATGGGCCATTGAGAAGGGCATCCCGCCCAAGACGAAGGGCGCGGTTTGGATGCGCCTCCACATCGCCGGGACGCAGAAGGATTACCGCCTCGCCGCCGAGGTGACCCGTGCGACTTGAAACGCGGGCCACGATCAACGGGCGGCGGTGGCGCATCCGAATGGTCAAGGCACGCGAGCTGCCAAAGGATCGAGACGGCGACTGCGATCACCCGCCGGGGCCGCACCCCACCATCCGAATCCGGCGCAACCTCCGAGCGCAACGGCTCCTCGAGGTCACCGTCCACGAGACCCTCCACGCAAGCCTCCCGGCTCTTTCCGAGGAAGCCGTGACCGAGGCAGCGGCGGTAGTGGCCCGTGTCCTTTTCTCTTTGGCATGGCGGCGGCACCCGCTACCATCCCGTCCAAAGGCGAAGACATGAGCGAATCCACAGAAGTGAATCTCGGCAAGGCGGTGTCGGTTCAGACCATCCTGCAAGGCGTGCAGACGCTCGTCCTGCTCGGCAGCATCGCCGCCGTGTTCCTGACCATCGGCAGGCGCGACGCGACGCTCGACGCGCAGGGGGTTCGCATCACGGAACTGGCCGCGATCACCGCCGACCTCGCCAAGACCATTGGATCATTGAGCGCGAACGACCGAGAGTTCGGAGCGCGCATCGAAGCCATCCTCGCCCGCATTGACAGACTCGAAAGGAAGCCCTAATGGCAAACGCCATCATCGCGACGAATCAGCCCACATTCCTCGGAGTCGGCCCGATTTCGCTGACGAGCGCACAGGCGTACGATGCAGCAGTCGCGACCACGACCGCGCCAAGCACCACGGGTCAGTCGGCCCTGATCCTCTCGCCCGGAAACGACTACCCGAGCTTGCTGCGGCTCACGCCGTTCGCGGGCGCGAACAACTACACCGCCGTGGGTGTGCGCGTCGTGGGTTGGAACACCTACCTCCAGACGAGCGGGACGAAGATTTATGTTCCGACCGTACTCGCCGATCTGACGATGGGCTACACCGGAACGGCAGGCAATGTGCCGTCGATTTCAGTAGACGGAACGAACGCGTTCTTCTTCAGCAGCGTTACCGTTGGCACAGGTGTGCCGACCGTGAATGTCTACAGCCCTTTCACCGCAGCATCAAGCAATATCCAGCACGCTCACGCCGTCGTGGACATCATCGGCTCGCAGTTCGTGACGCTTCAGTTCAAGGCCACTGCCGCCGCAGGCAGCCCCACGATGGGTGCGTTCTACACCTTCATCTGACCAATGCGTACCCGCTGGGACACGATGCCGCGCCGCGTCAAGCGGCCCGGAATGCTTGCGGGCCTCGGCCCCTACACCGCAGAGGTTCTCGTTGTTGCGGGTGGTGGAGGTGGTGGTGGATCGCCTGCGGGTGGTGGTGGTGGTGCGGGTGGCGTTCGATATTCCGCGACAATTACTCTGGCACCGAATACGCAATACACCGTCATCGTCGGCGCAGGCGGCGCGGGCGGTGGAGCGAGTGCAGATGGAACGACCGGAAACGCATCGCAGTTCGATACCCTTTCCTGCACGGGTGGAGGAGGTGGCGGTCGTTACGGATTCCCTCCGACAAACGGGAAAAATGGAGGATCGGGTGGTGGCGGCGGCGGTGCATTCACGCTGAATGATCGAAGCACCGGAGGAACCGCGACGAGCGGTGAGGGAAACAATGGAGGACGCGGAAATCTCGGAACCGGAAGCACCAGTCCCGATCCGCGACGAGGAGGTGGAGGTGGCGGTGCGAGCGTTGCGGGTGGAGATGCAAGCGGTACGGGGGCAACGCAAACGGGAGCCACTGGCGGAAATGGAACCGCTTACACCATCAGCGGCGCGAGCGTGACCTATGGAGGCGGTGGCGGCGGCGGCGGATACGGATCGGGTGGTGACGGAACAGGCGGGACAGGCGGTGGCGGAAAGGGTGGAGATGATGCGGGAAACAATGCTGTATCCGGAACCGCAAACACTGGCGGCGGCGGTGGCGGCGATGGATTCACCGATGTCACCAACGCGGGCGGCAGTGGAATCGTGATCGTCGCGTATGCGGGAGCGCAGCGTGGCACCGGCGGCACGGTCACGAGTGTCGGAGGCAACACGATCCACACATTCTCAAGCACGGGAACCTTCACCTTCACGGGTTGACGCATGGCGCACTTCGCAGAAATCAACGCCGACAACATTGTGCAGCGCGTGATCGTGGTGCCCGATTCCGAGGAGGCCAACGGAGCGCAGTGGTGCGCGAATCTGCTCGGTGGTACTTGGCTGCAAACCTCATACAACGCACGCATCAGGAAGAACTTTGCGGGAATCGGATACACCTACGACCTAGCGCGGGACGCATTTATTCCGCCGAAGCCGTTCCTGTCGTGGGTTCTGAACGAGACAACTTGCAGATGGGAAGCTCCTGTCCAGCAGCCAGCGGGTGGCCCGTGGTATTGGGACGAGGACGCGGGCGAATGGATGCTCGCTGTCTGATCGCCTGCCTGCTCCTCGTCGGCTGCTCCGCGAGCGAGCGGATTGCGGTTGAGGCCAACGGCATCGGCGAGCGGGCAAACACGATCCACCGCCTTGCGCTTCGTATCGGCGAGCAGAGCGATCAGCCCGAGGTGGTCGCTGACGCAGCCACGATTGCCACGGAGGCCGTCGCCATCGGACGAGGCACGCAGGCGATCCACACGGCCCTGCCGGGGGTCGTAGATCGCGAGCCGTGGTGGTCGAGCCTGATCCGGTGGGTCGCCATCGCGGCAGCGGGAGCGGCCCTTGTGTGGCTTGTCCACGCGACGGGCATCGGGACGGCGATCCGGGTGGCTATCGGTTGGATACCCCGCAGGAAGGTCGCCGAGGCCGAACTGGCTGTCGCGGCTCTCGACGAAACCAAGCCCGAGGGGCTGCGCGAGGTGATCGCGGCCCGCCGAGCAGCCGACCGCGAGTTCGACGCGGCGTGGCGCAAAGCGAACGCGGAGTCGGTACAATCCCCCGCGAAAGGAGTCTGAACCATGATGACGCTTGCGAGCCTTGAGAGTCTGATCGGCAGCGTGTGGGGTGCGGTCGCTGCCTTCGCCATCGGCTACATCGCGGGGCACCTCGTCCCGCTGTCGAAGATCGCGGGATGGATTCCCGGCAAGTCCAAGGACTGACGGACAAAGGGAACTGTTCGAGCTGCCGCCTCGGCCTCGCGCCGGGGCGGTAGCATTTCGTGAGATGGCACGGAAGCGCATCCAGTCCAAGCCCGCCGCGCAGGCTCCAATCGAGCCTCCATCGCCCCCCACCCTTCCGCTGCTTGACGAGCCGCCAAGCCGCCAGCGGTCGGCCCTGCGCCTCCTACAGCGCGCCCTGACGCACGGGTGGCAAATCCCCGAGCCCGTGATGCAACAGGCTCCCGAGGTGTGCGCCCGCATCCTGAACGACGATATGGCGCAGCCACGAGACCGCCTGCGAGCCGCCGAGGTGCTGGCGGCGATGGCCCGCGACAAGGTGAACGCCGCTATCGCCCTCGACAAGATGGAGCGGCTGGACGATGGCGATGCCACCGAGCGCGTGGTCATTACCCCCGAGATTGAAGCCCGCGCTCGCGAAATTATCGCACGACGGCTTGGAAATGCCTAGTCCCGAAGCCACTTCGATTATCCGGGCTGCACAGGTATGCCCGGACGTATTTGCCGAACTGCTTGGCTTCAACCAGTCCGCGCTGCACGCCGAGATGCAAGCGCACTTGTCGAAGTACGGGGACGCTGCTATCGGGATGCCCCGAGGCCACGGGAAGAGCGTGCAACTAGGCATTCGGCAGGCGTGGGAGATTGGCCGGAACCCTGCTATTCGCATCAAGCACATTGGGCAAACGGTCGTGAAGGCGCAGGAACAGATTCGCATGGTCGTGCAGATCATGCGCTCGGATGTCTACCGCGCCGTCTTTCCCGACATCAAGATGCTGAAACCGGACGCAGGCACGGACGGCAGTAACGAGATCTTGGTGAAGTCGAAGGCCATGCACCGCGATGCGACGATGCAAGCGGCGAACATCTTCGGGCGAGCGGGTGGCCGTGCCGACCTCCTGTGCGGAGACGATGTTTGCGACCTCCGAAACTCCGTCCTGATCCCCGCCGAGCGCGAGAAGGTGAAGGAGGCGTGGCGCAACAACTGGTTGCCGATGCGGGATTTCAGCGCAGGCAGGCCGCGTACATGGCGACTCTTCACGCCGTACCACACCGATGACCTGACTGCCGAATGGAAGCGACAGGCGCAAGAGGACGGATCGCTGTTCTGGCGACCATGCCGGGGCTTCGACAGCCCGTGGGACGAGGTGTTCACGCAGGAAGTGCTGACCGCGCAGCGGCGCGAGATGGGGCCGCTCGGCTACGCACGCGCCTACGAACTGGTGCCCGTGTCGGACGATGCCCTGATCTTCCGGCCCGAGTGGATCGAGGCAGGGCTGTACCCCGTCGATCCGCCCGAAGCTGCTCGAGGGAATGGGCGCGTCATCGCGGCCATCGACTGGGCCTTTACCGAGAAGCGCGGCGAACGCGGCGACTACAGCGTGTGCGTCATCGCCCTGATCGACCGGGACTCGAATGTATGGGTGTTGGAATGCCTGCGCGTCCAAGCCACCTTCCCCGAGTTCATGCGCCGCGCGGTCGATGCCTGCGAGCGGCTATCCGCGTCCCTGATCCTCGCGGAAGGCAACGGCCCGCAGGCGGGCCTCTGCCAACAACTCGCGACCGTCACCCGCATTCCGATCCAACGGCTGACCCGCACGAAGGACAAGGTGGTGCGGGCAAGCGAGGCGCAGCCGATGGTCGAGCAGGGCAGGCTCCGGCTGCGATGCAGAGCGGATGGCCGGATCGAACCGACCCAAGAGCCAATCCGTGATGAAATGGTCGCTTTCCCTGCTGCCGAGCATGATGACACCGTGGACGCGGTGGTGGATCTCCTAGAACATGGTCGCACCCGCCGTTACGATCCACAAGCGAAACCAACCACCGTCACCAGCAACCGTCCGAAGTTGTGGCGACTTTACGGAAACAACCCATGAACGAGAACATGAACGACGCAACGACCACGCAGGGCGCAGACATGGTGCGAGCCGCACCCGTGTTTCAGGCACTCGTCACCCCGGTGGAGATGCAGCGTTCGTACTACCTGTCGGTCAACAAGATCCTCCGGCAGGGGTCTCTCGCGTTCCGCAAGGATCGCAACCTCCAGCGGCAGATGCGCTACGACCCCGACATCATGGGGCCGCTGCTCATGCTGCAACTGTCGGTCGCTTGCAGCGAGTGGGCCGTGCAGTGCCCCGCTGACCTTCAGGGCGACGAGGATGCGACGGAGCAGGCCGCGTTCGTCGAGAAGCTGCTGAAGAACACCCCGCGATTCACCGACTTGATGCGGCACCTCCTCGACGCGCTCTGGTACGGGCGTTCGGCGGTGAACATGGTGTTCGGCAAGCACGGCGAGACGGTCTACATCCGCGACTGGCTCCCGATCCACGGCGACAGCATCACGATGACCGAACTCGGGCAGCTCGGCCTGAAGGTCGGCCCGCGTTACTACACGCAGACCATCGGCGGCGCGGCACCGGACACCGACAAGATCAACGGCACCGTGATCGGTTGGGACAGCCGCGTCCTGCCGCTCGATGACGAGCAGCGCAGCACCATCGCGCTCCACACCTACCAGCCGCAGGGCGTGGACTTTGACGATCCATACGAGGCCGAGAACGCCTACCTCGGTCGCGGTATGCGCGACCTCGTGTGGTACTACTGGTCGCTGAAGCAGGCCGCGCTACAGAACTGGGCGACATACATCGAGCGGTACAGCATGGGTATCCGGGTCGGCAACTACCCGGTCGGGAACGATGCCGCGAAGTCTGACATGGAAACGGCCATGCAGAACCTCCTCGGCGATGTGTCGGTGCTGATCCCGAAGAACGGCGACGGCACCGACGCGGGCTACGACATCAAGATCCTCGAGCCAAACGGCGGCAACGCCGAGGCGTTCGCAAAGATGGTGGAGTATCTTTGCGAGAACATCAAGGAAGTGATCCTTGGCCAGACGGGCACCTCGCAGGCCGTGTCGAGTGGCCTCGGGTCGAGCATCGGCGATCAGCACGCGCAGACGCTGAACCGCCAGTTGACCTACATCGCGAACGCGCTCGGCGAGACCATCACCCGCGAGATCGTCACGCCCCTGTACCGCATGAACTTCGGGGACGATGGCACGCCGCCCGCGTTCTCGTTCAGCGTGAGCAAGCCGAACCCCGACGAGTACATGAAGGCCATCGAAGCCTTCACGAAGTTGGGCGGGCGCGTGTCCGAGCGCGAGGCGCGGAAGGTGCTTGGACTGGCCGAGCCGGAGGACGATGAGGCGGTGCTTCAGGCTCCCGCCGAGGGCGGCGCGGGCGGTATGCCCGGCCTCGATCTGCCGCCGATGGGGCCGGAGACCGAGCCGGAGGGCGACGAGCCTACGCCGTTCGGCAAGGACAAGTTCGCGCTCTCGGATGTTGACCTGACCCCAACCGAGGAGATGGCGAGCGCGGCCCGTCGCGGCCTTGAGCTGCGGAAGAAGCACGGTCGCGGCGGCACGGAAGTCGGCGTGGCTCGCGCGCGCGACCTGTCGAACCGCAAGACGCTGTCGCCGTCCACGGTGCGCCGGATGAACTCCTACTTCGCCCGTCACGAGGTGGACAAGCAGGGCGAGGGATGGGGCGAGGATTCGGCGGGCTACATCGCATGGCTGCTTTGGGGCGGCGACCCCGGCAAGGCGTGGGCGAAGCGCAAGGACAAGGAACTCGACCGAGCCGAGGGCAAGGACGCGAACGCCGCGAAGGACGATGCCGTGAGCCGCAAGATCGCGCTGCTGCGCGACGAGGGCTACCCGCAGGATCAGGCCGTGGCTATCGCGCTCTCCATGAATCGGCGCGGCGAACTGCACGCGAAGAAGGGGCGCAAGACCACCGCCGCAAAGCGTGGCCGTAAGGCAAAGGCGAACAAGCCCCGCCGTCGCAAGTGACCGAGTTCGACCGCATCTATCGGCGCGGCCTGCGGGAAGTCTCCCGGTGGTATCGCGCGGCCCTAGCGGCACAGGTGCGGGAGGAGCCGGAGGAGGCCGAGGAGGCGTGGGAGCGGTACGGCGAGGCGTTGGGCCAAGTGCTGACGCTGACCGTGCTGGCGGGGCAGGCGCGGGCCTACGCGGCCACGAAGGCGCAGGGGAACGAGTGGGAGCCGGAGGAGTGGCCGGACGAGAAGCCGGACACCTTCGCTAATCGCGTTGCCAAGGTCGGGTTCACGCCCGGCGTGTTCTGGGAAGCTCTGCGGGCGTTCCGTCGGCGCGTCCCGCGCTCGTGGACGGAGACACGGCGCATCCGGCGCGAGATGCAGCGGCTCGCCGACCGCATCGCACGCACCGAGAGCCGGACGGCCCTCCGCGACCTGACCAAGCGGCTTGAGGCTCTGCGGGCCACGCTCGACGGCTCGTTCCGCGTCAAGGGCGCGACGGCGGCGCAGGCGAAGCGACTGAAAGACCTGATCGCCCGCAGCATCGAAACCAGCGCGATGCCGCAGGGGCTAAAAAGTGGAAGTTTATCTTCCTTTATTCGGAGGGCGCAGGTCGAAGGCATCATCGGGATGACCACGGCGCGGCTGGAGACCGTGTACCGCACGAATACCGCATCGGCCTACAACGAGGCGACCGCCGATGTCATGGACAAGCCTGCCGTGGCTACATGGGCGCCCTTGCTGCGGTTGGTCGAGATTCACGACAGCCGGACGCGCGGCGCACCCGGCGGCGTGTACCGCCGGAAGGGCGACAGCCGGAACCCCGGAGCGCATTGGCAGATGGACGGCTACATCGCCACGGCTGCGGACTTCAAGCGGCAGGGACTAGTGCCGCCGAACGGATTCAACTGCCGAGGTGCGCTTACACCTGTGACCTTTGACGAGGCGCGAGAGATGGGGTTCGTGCGGAAGGACGAAACGCTAGACCGTGCTGCCCTTGCGCGGTATAACGCGAAGCGTCAGCAGATCATTGATCGCGGCCTCTACCCCGACCCCGGATTCAAACGATGACCAACAAGACAGAGGATCGGTTCTACTTCGGCAAGCCCGGCCAGCCCGAGCGGTTTGAAAATGCTCCGTGGATGTCAGAAGTCAATCGAATGCTGCGCGATCTTGGTCGAGAGCGCGCGAAAATCAAGATTTGGATTTCCGGTTCTAACAGCGTGACAACTGCTGCGTCTAGTCGAGGCGATCTACGAAGCGGAGGCGTCACCTTCATTGTTGGAGGCAGGATGGCAGACTATCTAACGCGCGCTGTTCCCGGCGCTACGATGCAACATACCGAGCAGCGTGATTATCCAAAAAAGGGACTTTGGACATCGTTTTACAAGGTCAGCAATCTTCCGAAGGAACTGATTGCATATCTGAAGAATTGGGGCATCGGTACAACTCCACAGGCTTTCTCCGGCTTTACGGGAGCGTCTGCCGTTGCATACTCCCGCCCCGGCCAGCCCGAGCGGTTCGGCCTTGAGGNNTGGGAGGGCTACGAGCCTGTCGGCACGAAGCAGAAGGACGGTCGCACCGTGCCGAACTGCGTGCCGAAGGACAAGAACGAGCAGCCGGAGGAGTTTGGAATTCAAGATCCGGCAAAGCCACTTTTCCGAGTCCGAATTGGTACTGGAACGGTATCTGCGGAGGAGTTCAAGGAATACGCCAGAAAGTTTGTTCCCGGTGTTGGTCGGAATGATTTCTTGCCCAACATCATTGAAAAGGTGAACGAAGCGTTGAAGCAGCGTGGCGATTCAATTCGCGCAACGCTTTTGATGAGGGGGCAAGACTTCTCCCGCCCCGGCGAGCCCGACAAGTTCGACGCATCCAACCTCGACCGTGGCAACTTTGCCGAGGCGAGCAAGTCGCCCATGCTCGGCAAACTGCTTTCCGCGAAGGTGATGCCCGAGGGCGGATGGCGTGCGGTTCAGGTCGGCAGCGATACGCTCGTGATTTCGTTTGAGGATGCCGACCTCGCCCGCGACTTCGGTCGCCGTGCGGCGAGCAAGGGCTACAGCGCAACCAGTCCCGTCGCTACGACGGGACGCTACTGGAATGTGGAGGTGAAGAATGGCAAGTGACGCAGACGCATACGAACGCGGAGTGAAGATTTCTCAAACTTGGCTTATTCCAAACTTCCGTGAGGGCGTGCAGGCTAATCCATGGTTCCAGTTGGGCTATCAAATGGGCCTCAAACACGGCGCAAGTGCCGCTGGCATGATGTCGCGCGCAAAGAGTGAATTTCCTGCTGTTGCTGCGCGTCTGCAAGCCTCCCGCCCCGGCGAGCCCGACA